ACCCGTGGATTAAAACCCACTAAGGCCGAAGACAAGAAGATTAAATATGATCTTTCCCCCATAATAGCTCCTTCAAAAGGAACTACAATGGGATCTGTTCCAGGCTGATTCATTAAAGAATTTGTCAGAAGGAATAATCTTGGAAGGAAATTGCCGGAATACTCAGTTAAGGACCACTACTTGAGCACAAAAGGTGGGCCATCGGGAAAATCAACATGAGCTTCTCAATGGTCACATCTGTTCTACAAGCAAGACCTTATATTAAGTTTAGCATATATTTTTGGGGAAGGGTTTAAAGAGTTATTCTATACACCTTTCCTTAAGAATATGCACCTATCTTATGGTAAAGATAGATGACCAAATGGTAAACTTAGTATTGTCAAGGACCCTGAGGGTAAGCGTAGAGTCATTGCCATGGTTGATTACCACAGTCAACTAGCTCTTCGGAAGGTACATGAAGATTTACTAAGCATGCTTGGTAAATTTAGTACTGACCGAACTTTCTCTCAGGATCCGCGTCATAACTGAAACTATAATAATAGTGAACTATTCTATTCATTAGATTTATCATCAGCAACTGATAGATTTCCTGTCCGTCTTCAGGCTCGTCTTGTTGGCGAAATCTATGGTAACCATAGATTTGGCGAACAATGAGCTAATCTGTTGCTTAACCGGGACTATATGGATCCAGAGGGGAACAATTGCAGATATGCAGTTGGACAACCAATGGGGGCCTATAGCTCGTGAGCAGCATTTACACTTACACATCATTTAACTGTGGCCTGATCTGCTTACAAAGCAAGAAAGACCATGGGATTTGATCAATATATCATCTTAGGTGACGATATTGTTATAAAAGACAATAGAATTGCCGAGATCTATAAAGGTCAAATGATGAGAATGGGTGTAGACATATCTCTACCAAAGACACACGTATCAAAAAATACGTATGAATTTGCAAAGAGATGAATCAAAGACAACAGAGAGATTACTGGGATCCCCTTGAAGGGTATTTTAAATAACATAAATAATCTTAAAATTGTTTTCACAATATTAAATGATTATTTAATAAAATGCCCTACGAGTGTACCCAAATCAAGCTGAGCGATATTTCAAAGTATTTTCTTAGGCTTCCAAATACGTGGTGGTAGTAAAGGTCGAAAGACCAGAACTATTACCAAGAAGTATTTGGAAAGTTTGAGAGACTTTGCTATCTCTGTCAGATATTCTA